CCTTCCTTACTCCTTCTCTTGATTTGCCTCTCCCACCAAAGTCAGTCGTTCCATTCCAAGAGTTCCCTCGTTACATTACCCAAACCACTCTTTCTTCTGCTGGTATTAACACTTCAATTGCTACTCAAACTATCACTCTTCCTCAAATCCCAGATATGTTAGTCATCTATGCTAAACCACAATACTACACTTCAACAAATGTTTCTGGAGGAACACCACTCCTTACATCTACTGGTGTTACTGATTATTCTGCTGGTGACTGGTATTTCCCTATTACTGGAGTTCAAATTCAGTGGGACAACTTCGCTGGATTGATGAGCACTTACTCTCAACCAGAGTTGTATGAAATCTCCGTTAAGAATGGTTTAGAGATGACCTACCCAGTCTGGTCTGGTCGTGTGAATAGCGGTGGTGCGAATAACTCTGCCTTAACAACTACGAATGCTGTTAATATTAACAAGTCTGTCCTTCAAACTGTTGGAGGTCCTTTGTTGATTAAGCCCGGTCAGGATTATGCCCTCCAAACTGGACAAGCTCCTTCGTTGGTCGGAAACTACACTCTCCAAGTCACTCTCAATATTGCAAACTACACTGGTATTGCAAATCCTCAAATCCCAATCAACATCTATGTGATGACTATCAACTCTGGCTTCTTTGAATCGGTCAAGGGAACATCTCGTGTCGTTAAGGGAATCCTCAACGAAGCAGATATTATCTCTGCCCCTATCGCTGGACCAGTTGTGCGAGGCCAGATTGAGCGAGTTACTGGAGGTGTTGGCGTCTTCAAGAAATTGGGACACTTCCTCTCCAAAGCTCCTTCCTTCATTCATTCAGTGAAGGAACACATCAAGCCTGTTGCCGCTATGATTAAGCCTCACCTTGCTGCTCATCACCAATCTGCACTCTCCAGTGTCGGTTTGGGAGAAGGCGAAGGTGGAGACGGATCTTACCCATCTCACTCGGGAGGTAAGAAACACGCCAAGAAGTCTGTCTTGCGACGCTTGATGTAATTACTCATTCCAAAGAATACGAATCGCTAAATTGTTAGGTGAATACCTATTCAACTTCCAACTGCCTTTGATACGAGTTGCTCGTCTCAAATACAGGTGTCTTCTCATATATGCAGTCTCTGGTTCTCGCTGTCCTCTTTCCTCTAGTATCTTATAAATATGGAAGTCATCGTATGGGACACGACCGAAATATATCTTACGGTTGTCTGGAGTAAGATAGTAAAGTTTATGTACTCCGTCGTCACTCACATAGACCCTATATGGATCATACCCAGAGTGATAAGCCGCTAATCGCACTCTATTCAAGTAGGTAATAACACTAATCCCTAATTGATTAAGTTGTGTCTGCAGGTTCATTTATAGTTAGTTCTTAATATATTCTCTTTGCTGGACCATAGAGTGAGCCATCGCTGCACTGTCTTGTTCCATACTCTTCAGTTCCTTACCATACTTGTTCGTCAAGTAGATATGTCTCAACATACTCGCACCAACCCTCTTACCAAATACACTGTTAAGAATGCGAGTAATAGTATTGACTGCCGTAAGAACAGACCCGTGTCTATCAACCAAGAGGGCAGAACCTTCTTTAAGTTCTCCTGGATAGTTGGTAAGATACTGTTTGATAATCTTTCGCAACTTGACTGGAATGTCCTCAACTTGCTGTCCGTACTTCTTTGAAGTCTTATACTGGTTGAATACAAACTTCCCATCATCCACACACACATAGTTCTTGTTTGTAGGTAGGTCGGGTTTATATTTGGAGACAACTACCATATCCATATAATCCTTATTACGACGGGGAGGTATTTCGGTATAGAGTGAGAGGACGAGATATTTCAGCATAATGTCCCAGTCGTTCAATCCACTTTTAAGAGCATCTCGTTTCTGCAAGACATCATTCCACTCAATCCAGTTCTCCTTCTGCTTATCGGTCTTACCAGCATCAATCGGCTTGTGGTTCATATCCATCATCTTCTGGTAATAGTAAGAGTGAATTCTCTCAAACCCCTTCCGTCCCTTTGTGCTTCGGACAATCGTAGTAACCAGACCCTTCTGCGTATTGGGAGCGTAGGTGGATATGACCGCATCCACCTGTGTCTTCTTCTTGAGAAAGTTGAGGTTGGTGAATGGCTTTCCTGCATTAAGGGAGACGAGGTTACGGAGATATTGTCTCGCAGAGGATGTAGCAACTCCACCCTTAATAAATCCATCCTTTACTTCTTCCATATAGTTCATTTGTAATAAAGTAAGTTAATAAATATAAGAATGCAACCCGTTAAAGTCCCCGACCTGCGAGTGAAGATAAAAGCTGTTCCTATTGGGAATAGGCAATATAGGATAGAGGTCATACCTGCTGCAATTATTAAACAAAAATAGATTTGTTAAACCTATTTAATACTCAAGCTTCTTCTCTGTTAAGAAATACTTTTGATTAGGAGGAAATCCAATATCCTCTCCATCGGCAAACCATTCCTTATCAGGAAAGTTGTAATAGTTGTTAAGGAATACATAACCATCTTCCATTAGTCGTTCAAGAATTTCCTCATCTTTGATTTCACAAGCAATACGGATATGTTCCTTGTTTGGTAATAGAATATTCTTACGGAAGGAAGACCAATCCCAATCATAGAAGGGATGTTTCTTAATATGAAGTGCTACTTTGCCGAACCATTCCTTATCCATCTTCTTTGGTATTTTCATCTTTGGATTTGCACGACCATAAGATATTACAGCATTTTCATTTCCACAAGCACCCATTAGAAACATTGGAAAGTGAAAGTATGCTTTAGATAGTTTTCCACAAGAACCCATATGTTCTGATTCGTTGATAATAATCTTTGGTAAGGTAGTAGTTGTATCCATTATAGTATGCTTACCTATTTTGGTTAGGAGGGGAGTATCCGTTTTCGGAATCTCATAAAAATGGTTTTCGTGAATTCCGAAAACGGATTCTGGTTTTGTAATCTGTTTTGGTAAGCATATTAAAAAACAAAAATGACTGTTATTACCAAAGATTATTATCAACGAAAACAATACTTAACAGAACAATTCAAGCGTATTACTGACCGAAATTGGTTAAGAACGCATCCGATGTATAATGATGATGATTATTTAGAATGTGTGTATTACGAAGTAACAGATAAAGTTACAACTGCCGATATATACGAATTTAGAAACTATGTTGATAATGTAGATTTGGATCTGTGGGCTAGAGTAGGAAACTTCGTTACATATTGGACATATGACCCAAACCGCAGTGATGATGATAGTGATATTGACGATAATGAATATGATATTGATGATAGTGATGAGGAAGAGGAAACCCCAACTACCACTATTATTGCACGACGAAGAGTAAGACTTCAACAATAGAAAACGGATTTATTGGAGACAACATCAAGACTGTAAGGAAACACAAGTAAAAATCAGCTGATTTTTACATAGAAATCATTACATCGCACAGGTTCTTACTCATAAATCCAGATTTGATGAGATTCCGAAAACGGATACTCCCCTCCTAACCTATTTTGGTAAGCATAACATAACAAGATGAGCGACATTCAAACCAAATCTATTACAATTGTTAAGAGTAGAGTAGTCCATCGGTGTGAAGTTCTTACATATGAGCGATTTCAAGAGCTTGTTCCAGAGAATACCGAAGCAAGATGGAATGTATTACTTCAAAAAGCAGATGTGAATAATGAGCTCGTGTTTGATTACATTTCAGATGACCACGATTGCAGCACTCCAGATGAGAATGTGATTAACGAAGAAGCAAGTATGATTATTGATGAGTCTCTGGTAGAGTGATACTGCTATTGACCTCATTTCCCCATACATCCCAACCTTCAGGTGATTGTCTTGCAAACAGCTCCACCTTTTTCTGTGTTGGGAACATAGCGACAATCCTATTCCTTATCTCATCTGGCTTCTTGGAATGAATGGTCTTCATCTCTGATAGAAACTGCTTTACATTTCTCTCTCCTCTCGGTGTTGGTATTTTACCTTTCTTACCTACAAGGCATATCTCCACTTGGCTCATAGTATAGTATCCAGGATTTACTCGCTGTTTATCCCACACGAATGCAATCGTCTTATACTCAAATCCCCAAGCATTCATAAGTTGGATTGCTTGTGGTAAGTGCGGAGATGACGACCACATAAATAGAAGACTGTCCTTCTCCGTTATGCTTTCCACATTCAACTTTTTCATCTCCTCCAACTTCATAGTAGGATAGTGATAGACTGCAGACCCAGTTGTTTCCTTTCCATTATGTTGAATACGATTATCGTAATCCCAAGCAGGGTCAGCGTATATGATTGAATACTTACTTGTCGTCTTCGGTGTTTCCATTTATATATGTAGGTTGGATTTTATCGTCCAACTTTATTACGGGGTCTGGCTGTGGTTCAATCACAGCATCTGTTCTTACATAATGTAAGACGCTATTACAATAAGCACAGCTGCTCTTCTTGTTATAGTGGGTGCAGATGAAGTCCATTTATACTATTTATAATATATGTTTCC